TCCTTATTCTCTGACATGTAACCAATTATTACACCATTCTCCGGCGCCATCTGGCGTTTATTCTTTAGCTTAATCTTCGCCTCGTCATTCAAATACTTTGTTGCATCTCGCCACTTCTTATTTAAATATATCTTTGGCTTCTTATACACCAATGCATATCCTATTATATCATTTGGTCCTACTTTATCCGTTGACACGCTACTAAAATTAATTATATCCTTTGACTGTATCAAATAAGATGAATAATTATTTACTACCATTCCCTTCACCACTGCCGGGATTTCTTCTGAAATTACCATTTCTAATATTTTTTCTTGTATCGCTAATCTCTGGTTACCTAACAATTTATTTATCTCAAATTCTTTGCTTAATCCTTCCAATTCCTTCAATATCATCTTTGATACTGATTCTACGTCTATCTTCATTATCTTCTTTGGCTCCTCTAATGTCTCCTTTCCTATCTTTTCCTTCAATACTTTTCCTAATTTACGTACCTTTTTATAATTATCAAATGATGGAATTATTCTCTCTTCCACTGTTAAGGTATCACTTGCATTCACCGGTTGGAATATATAATACACGCCACGATAAATAATATATCCAGGTATTCCAAATCTATCCGTTATCTGCTCTTTGTTATCTATCATCTGTGTTAAAGCTAAAAATATATACTTCTCCTCCAAATACTTATTCTTTGGATTACTATAAATTTCAGCTAATAAATTTTCAATCGTATAAACATAATTTATCTTAAACAATTCATCTACAATCTTCTTGATTATTTCCACCTCACGTTTGGCCATATTTATGGTATATGTATCAGTATTCAATTGTGATGGCTTTAATTCTTCATAAAATCCTAATTTATCCTTCGGAAGTGAATAGTCGCATTGATAATTACATTCTTGATATTCACACAATGCTGGACAATTATCCTTCTTCTCACATCCCTTACTACTAGTTATTTCCTCAGGGAATACGTTACCATATTTATTTAACACACAATCTACTGCCCCTTCCTTTAATACACGTTCTATCTGTTTTGTTGTGATGTCTACCTTTTCCTCCTCACGGTACATCTTTTCTTCCAGTGATTCTTGATACTTTTTACCCGGTAAACTTGAAACATATTTATAAACATAAACATTACGTTTCTCTCCTGTCTTGCCAGCATGGGAACAATTACGAATACCACGACCTACAATCTGCTCCAATGAACCAAATTCCCATTGAGCATTCATTATATGAATCTGGCGGATATTCTTAAAATCTATACTCTCACGAGTAACCTTTGAACCCAAACATATCTTTATAAATTCTCCGTTCTCATTATCTGGGCTTGTAAAACGCTGAATTAACTTACTACGATACTTCATATCTGATTCTCCGTATATTGTTATAAATCTTGCTGGGCTAAATTTATCTCCCTTATATTTATTTCTCGGTAATCCTGTTATTGCATCCAATGTTGTTTCACTCGAATTCTTTTGTAAATCTGTGATATACTCTAAATATCCATTGTTTAATAATATTTCCTTTATCATATTCAATCCTACACCTACGATATCCTCTATGTAAATAAAGATTAAACCCGACTTCTCATTAGTTGCATCCAACATATTTTTTAAAAGGGAATAATACTTCATCGAATACTCCTTCAAGTTCTCACCGCGTAAAAATTCACCACTGATAATTACACCATTCTCCGTATCATTTACCGTTACCTTATTCTTCTTTAACCAATTTATTGATGCATTTTGGATTTTACGAAGGTCATCAGTTGAATATAACCCTACCTCCGTTGAATCGGGATTAGGTAAAACCATATTGCTCATATAAATATTATTCTTACTCTTTGTACCGTCATAATTCTTCTTATAAGTTCTCAATTGAATTCCTGTCATCTCACAACGAACTACCTTGGTGTGTTTGGCATAATCACGTTTTGGAATGTCATCTGGTTTTGGTATCTCACCTACGTCTACACGATTTGGGAATGTGTTTGGATCCTTACCACGTGCATAACTTATATACCCCTTAGTCAATTCCTTGATTATATTTAATGCATCCTTCTTTAATTGATATTCTCCTAGAGTGTGATCCATTTTTGAAAATAACATTTCATGCGACACTACAGGCTTACTAGGTAAATGTAATAAATTTATTAATTCTACTATTTTATCTGGACCATGAAACATAGGAGTGGCTGTTAACAATATTAAACGGAAATTTGTTGATCTGGTTAATATGTATCTAATCGCTTCACCATAATCATTTTCATTCACAACACGATGTGCCTCATCAATAATTAAGATTGAATTGTCTAAATTTGTTATTGGACTACCTATAATCTGACGTACTATATTTCCAGAATCATCCTTCTTGTCCTTTCCTGTCTTCTTATCTTTCACAGCTGCACCAATTGTCTGATGCACGAATTTTTCATAACCAAGTAATTTATATCTACCTTGACGCTTAATACGTGCATCTACACGACGCTGGATACGCTTCACTTCCTCACGTGCGTTTGGAGTATCCATTATCGTCAATTCCTTCACTATCTGGCGTTCTTCAAGTGTTATATATTTTTCACCACTCACTGGAGAAAGAATACCCTTGTCTCTAAAGTTTACCTTTGTTTCATTACCACTAGTTAAAACATAAATCTTTGAATCAAGATTTTCCAACATTTCACTGAAGTTTTCCGCCATTGATACCGCACTAATTGTCTTTCCTACACCCACACCATGAAATATTAACATTGATTGATATGGTGTATCCATATTTATAAAATTCTTTAAAAATGACTGCTGTGGAAGCAGCTCAAATTTCTTTGATGTATCACAATTCTCCATTTCTGATTTGCGGTCCTTTGGTATCTTGTTAATGTAGAACTCCTTCTTTTTTACTATTTTTTCGTAAAAACGAGGGTCTGAATAATTAGGGTAGTATTCAAATTTACTCATAAAATAAACAAAGAAAAAAAGAGCCGGTTTAATTTGCAAACTTCATTCCACCAACACCATCCTGAATACTTAAGATGTTATAACTCTTTGCCCATATAAAGAATACTGTTGTTGGATTCGGTGTTAAAGCCTTTGTAACTGTTATCAATCCCGTTGTTGGGTCTATTGTTGTCTCTGGTTGACCCGTTAATGGATTGTAAACCACCTGCTTATTAATAAAACGCTCGTCAAATGTAACCTCCATTGTAAAATAACTTATCTTTGTAAAATTACACGAACCCTTCGGCTGCTGAGACTGTGGGTCCAATGAAAATGAATAGAAATTATAAAATGGATAAGAATCACCTGAATGATACATATACGGCTGCAATGTATTAAAATAGGATATTCCCTTATCCTGTAATCGTTCGTAACCATTAAATAACAACTTCAAATTACGAATATAATTTATATCTGGTCTCACACCAAATATTGCACCATAAGGATATTGATAGAAATCTGTCTCTGATTGTGCTCCAAATGTTAATTCCGATACCGGATGTGTAAAATTCAATGTAAATGTCATCTTTGACTTCGGCACTGCATAAGAATTTTCCTGATATTGTGTTATCAAATACTGCTGGGGTGCACTCGTGAATTTTATACGCTCATCTTTGTCAAGATATACATAATCTGCCTCCACTGATATATCCGTTATCTTTATATCCTCATACGGAATTCCTGAATACCACTGGTTCTGATTAAATCCACCCAATGTCGTATTCAATGTATTCGTTGGGAAGAAATCAATCTTAAACTCCACCGGACTATTCTGCAAGGCTATCAATGGTAATGCGTTTCCTGAATGCTTCATAAACCAAACATTCATCGGCGGGAGAATTGTATACTCAGGTGTTGGATATCCTCTTGGTGGACTTCCTGACACATTTACCATTAATGTTTGCAATGTTTCAGCATCCACGTCTGGTGCTATTAAATCCGGTATCACACCAAATAATCTATTTGTCATCTGCAACTTTTGATACTCCACGTTTGATATTGCCTCAGAATACAAAAATAAACCATTAATATTCACTATCTCCTGGCTATTTATATAAAAATATACCTTGCTCGCAAAGTTTAACTTCCATCTAAAATTCTTTGTTGAACCTACCGCATTATTAATTGGCTTGTAATTTATCGAATTATCATACTGGTTTACCACCGGATTAAAGTAATAAATATTCTCATAACTTGGCGTCATTAAATTTGGTCCGTTCAAACGTCCCGCTAAGGGTAATGGCGCTGTGATGTAATCAATAGAATTCCATAACACAAAATCTATTGTTGCTGTTGTTATATTCGTTCCATTGTATTGACCAACTATTGTGCCACGCACTAACCCCTGTTTATAAATGCCACTCGTTATTGGGATGTACACCGGGATTTCAAAATTCGGTGCTGTTGTATAATAACTTGTAATATCCCATGAATCTGTAAATGTAAATGTATTTGTTCCTGTTGCATTGAATTGTGCAGTTAGTGTCAATATATTTGTTGCCAAAGATAAATTACTTGTTACATCTAATGCTCCTGGGAAAAATAAAGTTGAATATGTACTTACTAATGGTGTTGAAAAGAAATCATTTAATGCAAATACTTGCGTTAATTCACGATTACCATTTATTATACAACTCTTTATATTATTTATATTACCTTCAGAGTATCCACATTTTGGCCCCGGGGTAACACCATTCCATGTAAATATTGAACCTTTAACATAATTATTCAATAATATCGATTGTAATATAAATTGCTGTGTGTCAAACTGGAATATTACAAATAAATTTGTTCCAATTAGTGAACTACTTATATAAGTCCCAGGATAATTTAATGTTGTTGGTATTGTAATCACCGGCACCGTTGTTAAATTGTCTATCGAAAACGTAAACAATTGGTCCTTCGAATAAGTCTGAATGTCATCCATTGTACCCAATAATTGTCCATTAATAGTTCGCGTTGCCTGCATTGTAAATGTATTATAAATATCAGTTGATAAACCACCTGTTATATTTCCCGTAAAATCAGAAGAGTCATTATAATTATACGTATCGCCCACATTTGTAAATGTAAATGGTAATACCGGCTGGTAATTATTCTGATAATTTAAAAAGTAATTATTACTCTCTGATATTAATGAAATATACGAATTAGTATTGTCTATAGTCAAATTATTTAATATAATATTTACATTT